TTTAGTCCTAAAGGATTAACAATCATTGCTTTACTCAAAGAAAGTCATATAAGTTTTCATACATTTCCAGAAGATCAAATCATTAGTTTTGATTTCTTTACCTGTGGTCAAATTCATCCTGACATTGCAGTTGATATTTTAAAAAAAGAAATTCAACATACAAGTGTTGTGTATAAAAAAATATCAAGAGATTCGGTTCATCACTATCCAGACATCTATAGCTCAGACGGTATTCAAATAACTTATATAGTAGAAGAAGTCATTAAAAGATTTACATCCAAACAAGGTCAGTTTATTGAAATATTAAAATTAAAAGAATTTGGTAACGCATTATTCATAGATAACGAAATACAAGTAGCAGAAAATGATGAAAAATTATATTCATCTACCTTTGTAAATTCATCTTTAAAATTAGCAAACAGCTTCTACTATGCTAAAGATAAGTCGGCCGCAATCATAGGTGGTGGTGATGGTGGGGTAGTTAGAGAGTGTATTAAGAATGGTTTTAATTATGTAGATTGGTTTGAGTTAGATCAAGAAGTAGTTGAGGTGTGTGAAACATATTTACCTAAAGTTTTTAAAAATATCAACAAAAACAAAAATGTCAATTGTATATGGGGTGATGCTTTTGAAAATATAACAAGTAGTGAAAATGAAAAGTATGACCATATATTCATAGACTTAAATGATGACCAATATTGCATTAGTCTTGCTGAAAAAAACATGAAAGAAATTAAAAGAATTGTAACAAAGAATGGTGTGGTCACAGCACAGGTTGGTTGTAAAAACTTAAAGCCTAATCAAGTAGAGTCTTGGATTAATGTATTAAACAACCATTTCGGTAATACAAAAATGTCTGAAATTTATATTCCAAGTTATGATTGTAGTTGGAATTTTGTTAGTTCTATTAATAAGTGAGGATCGGTACTATTATAAGTATGTGTGTACGTCCTTCAGAAACCGGCTAAGACCCAGAGGACAGAATTAAAGAAAAGAGTTAAGTTCTATTAAAAGAAGATATAAGATGTCTAAACTCCTCTAATACATTAATGTTATTAGTAGGGTGTGTTTCTAATTTATTTTTACCAGCACAACTTACAAGTAGTGCAAGTAATATAACTAATAGACCATATTGTTTCATTTTTTTTCCTTATTGTTTAATACTTCAAGTAAATGATTTGTTAGGCCTAATAGACTAGAACCTCTACCTCTCAATCCAGTCCAAAACTCTCGATAATCATTTGGATCTTTATCTCTAGGAAAATTATCGGCATCCATCAACAGGTTCTGAAAGTCCTTTATTATCTTCTTAACGGATTCATCATCATAGATATTATAGATTGTCATTAAATTTTCTCCTTTAATGGATAATCTCTTTCAAGTATCATATCAATATAATGTTTAGCTTTTTCTAAATCTTCTTTTCCGCCTTTATTAACGTGTCTGCAAATATACTTAATTGCATTTCCTTCTGCAAATAATAATTTGTTTTTATTAATAAATTCAGCAGGTTGTATTACCATGTCTTTGTAGTGACTACCACCTACTTGTGTATCATATACTTGTGTTTCATATTGGTCGTTCATTTTTTATCCTTATTGTAGTGTTGGTTTTTTTGAATCTTCAAATGGTTCTACTTGTGTTGTAGATTCTTTTACAGTTTCCATCATAGACTCAAAATCTTCATCGGTCAAAACAGTTTTATATGTTTTTAAACCTATTGCAACTAATGTTGCAGCTATAATCTGCCAGTTATATTTCAAACTCATTTCAATTGTGTGTTTATATAGATCATCAAAGGCTTCTTGTAATAGATCATCATCTTTATTTTTAGACATACATCTCCTCAGGCATATTGTAAGTCTTACTTTTTAATAATGTTTTTACTATTGGTTTCAATAAGACTTTTTGTTTTCTACTAATCTTATAATCATTATTACTGACCATTTTAGTTTTAACCCAATCAGGTTCTATACTAACTAATTTACAATACTCTTGGAATTGTGGATCATCACTTAAAATCCAATTGATTGCTTCTATCTTATGTTTAAGATATTTTTTATTTGTACCATCATACCTTGCGTCTTCAATTGCTTGTGTTAGTATGGCTGAAACAAAATTTTCTTCACTTTTTCCTGGTGCGTTATTCATTATATTCCTCCGTAAATATTAAGTAAATGATTGCAATACATCAAAACGATTATTGCACTTATACAAATTGTATTAATTTTCCACATAATTTCTCCTTTTTTTTAGTTTTTGTTTATTTTATCAATAATCATATTAGCAAAATCTTCAGAAGTCTTTTTTACAGCGTCAATAAGAACTTCATCAACGTTTTCTGAATCAATTCCTGTCATATTAACATTTTCAACTTCTAAAATATTAGATTTAGCAGTATCAAGATTAATTTTATTATCAACAAAATCTTTTACGATTAAATCAACTTTTTCTTCGGCATTATCCATTGCCATTTGTTTTACTTGTCCCATATTGTAGTCTCCTTTTTTTTATTATTTGTTTTTTTCATAATATACAATTATAATACACTAAATTTTAGCATAATGCAAGAAAATAATGGAAATAATGGAAAATATTTAAAAGTGTTGCAAAAATACAACAAAAATAAGAACATTTTAAGTTTTTGCGACCTGGTCCTAGGAACCAGGCCGAACAACGTGAATTTATCCGGCTACATCTAAATTCACAAGTATATTATATCATTTTTTAATCATTTCGTCAAGCACTTATAAATAGTTATTATAAATTTATCAGTTATTCAAAGGAAAAAATTATGTACGAGTATAAAGTAAATATTTTAAAGGTAGTTGACGGAGATACCGTTGATGTTGATATAGATTTAGGTTTTGGTGTTTGGTTAAGAAATGAAAGAGTAAGACTTGCTGGTATTGACACTCCAGAATCCAGAACATCTGATGCTATTGAAAAAGTATTCGGTCAAGCTGCAAAAGATAGATTAAACTCACTATTAGGAGGTGAAGCTATTTTAATATCTCGAATATCGAAAAGTGGCGATAATATAAAAGGTAAATTTGGCCGTATTCTTGGTAATTTCAAAACTATAAACGGTGAAATTGTAGCTGACATATTAATGACTGAAGGACACGCTGTTGCTTATGAAGGTAGCAACAAAGCTGATGTTCAAGCACAACATTTAACTAATAGACAAAGATTAATTGATGAAGGTAAAGTGCCTATACCAGATGGTATGACAAAAACTAAAGGTGCATACAACGAATTTAAAGCAACTAAACCACCATTAAGAAAAAAAAGAAAAAGTAAGAAATAGATAATATAGGAGGATACTCCAATGAAATATCTTAAAAAAGTATTTGATTGGGTTTGTCAAGTATATGAACCTGAAAAGCCTAAAGTAAAGACTTATAAAATTAAAGGTAAAACATATTATTTAAGGAAGTTAAATAAAAAAAAATGATTGGCGAATTTATTATACGAAAAAATGGTAAAAATTTTCATTATACAAATATAGATGACATTCCTGAAACATTTGACCATCTTATTAAATTTTTGCCAGAATTACCATCTGATCCACACACTCAGGCGGAACATGATTACATTGAAACATTTAACGACAAGTTTAAAGAAATATTTAAAAAAGGAAACGACTAATGGCTGCTGTAACTAGAATAGGTGACGCTGATGTTTCTCATTGTAGTGGTATGACAAGAGCTGCAGGATCAAGTAATGTATTTGTTAACGGTATAGCAGTTTCAAGACAAGGAGATACTAATACTGCTCATTTATTACCAGGCGTTCCTTGTCCATCTCATGCAGCTGTTATCACAACAGGATCAACAACTGTAAAAGTAAATGGCAAAGGTTGTGGTAGAGTGGGTGACAGTATAACGAGTTGCACGTCTGTGGCTGCGGGATCAAGTAATGTTTTTGCAGGTGGTTAATATCGGTATAAATAGTAGTAGGAGATATTAAATGGCAAGTTATGACGCAGGTACACTAACAAATAAAAGTAAAAGAAGTTCAAGAATCTTTAAAGATTTGAATTTAGACTTTCAAGCAAACACAGCAACTAAAGACATTCAAAAAATGTTAGATGTTGATGCAGTAAAGAGAAGTGTACGAAATCTGATTAACTTAAATCATTATGAAAAACCTTTCCATCCAGAAATAGGGTCTAATTTAAGAGCAATGTTATTTGAATTAATAACACCTCAAATGACTCACGTTATTGGAAAACAAATAGATCAATTAATAAGAAATTACGAACCAAGATGTAGATTAGTTCAGGTTAATCCAATGCCAGATTTAGATAGAAATGGATATGCAATTTCAATATCTTTTTATGTTGTTAATAATCCTGAACCAGTAATAGTCGAATCATTTTTAGAAAGATTAAGATAATATGGCAACTAAATTAGATATATCACAATTAGACTTTGACGGTATCAAAGATAATCTAAAAACTTTCTTATCACAACAAGATGAGTTTACTGATTATGATTTTGAAGGTTCTGGAATGAATATCTTGTTAGATGTTCTTGCTTACAATACACACTACCTTGGATACAATGCTAATATGTTGGCAAACGAAATGTATCTTGATAGTGCTGACCAAAGAGCAAGTGTAGTATCATTAGCAAAACAAGTTGGTTACACTCCAAAGAGTGCTACGGCCTCACAAGCAACTATTAATGTTCTTTTGAATAATGCAACAGGAACATCTGTTACAATGTCAAGAGGAACAAAATTTACAACTACGGTTGATGACACAAGCTATTCTTTTGTTGCAAATGCTGAGTTAAGTATTTCTCCATTAGATGGTGTTTATCAATTTTCTAATTTGATAGTTTATGAAGGTACATATCTAAACTACAAGTACACAGCAAACACAAGTGACACCGATCAAAGATTTATTATACCAAATGATAATGTTGATACTGGTACTTTAACAGTTAAGGTTCAAGAATCTTCTTCGGACTCAACAACAAACACATATAAATTAGCAAGTGGTATTACAAGTTTAGATTCTACATCTAAAGTTTATTTTTTACAAGAAGTTGAAAATGGAAGATTTGAAGTTTACTTTGGTGATAACGTTTTAGGAAAAGCAATCGCTGATGGTAATATTGTTATATTCGATTACATTGTCTGTACCCGAGATGAAGCAAATGGCGCTAGTACATTTACATTATCAGGAACAGTTGGTGGTTTTTCAAATGTAACAATTACAACAGTTAATAATGCTAATGGAGGTGATGCTCCTGAAACAATTAAATCAATTAAGTATAATGCACCAAGAGATTACACAGCACAAGACAGAGCAGTAACCTCAGACGATTATAAAGTTTTAGTTAAGAGTTTATATGCTAATGCTCAATCAGTTCAGGTTTATGGCGGTGAAGATGCAGCCATTCCTAACTATGGTAAAGTTTATATTTCAATTAAAGCAAAATCAGGTTCTAATTTAACAGAAGTAACTAAAACAAGTTTAGTAGCATCTCTTAAACAATATGCTGTTGCTTCGATAACTCCTGTTATCATTGATCCTGAAACAACTTACATAACTCTTACAACAACTTTCAAATACAACTCTGGTTTAACAACTAAAGACGTATCAACATTACAAACAAATGTAACAGATAGTATTTCAAGTTATAATACAAGCACATTAGAGGATTTTACAGGTATGTTTAGATATTCAGGGATTACAAAAACAATTGATGCTGCTGATACTTCTATTTTATCTAACATCACAACTATTAGATTATACAAATATATTACACCTACTTTAAATTCTGCATTAAAATATACTTTATCATTTAACAATGCATTTTATAATCCACATAGTGGACATAATGCTACAGCTGGTGGTATTGTTTCTTCAACAGGATTTAAAATTAATAATGACACTTCAACAAATGAACATTTTTTAGATGATGATGGTGAAGGAGTTGTTAGAGTTTATTATTTAAATGGTACAACTAGAGTATATACAGATTCTACTTATGGTACTATTGATTATACAACTGGAGAAATTATTTTAACTTCTGCTCACATAACAAGTATATCAAATGTTGATGGTGCAGCTAGCACTAAAGTAAGAGTGTTTGCTAAACCAGATTCGAATGATATTATTCCTGTAAGAAATCAAACACTATCTATTGATCTTACCAATTCATCAATAACTGGATCAGTAGATGAAATAGAAAGTGGTAGTTCACAAGCAGGAACATCTTACACAACTACCAGCAGTTATTAGGCGCTAGGTAATGGATAAAAAAAAAACAAATAAAAAAAAACTATCCACACTTGTTAAACAGCAAGTCCCTGATTTCGTTTTAGAAAATCACCCTAAATTTACAGAATTTCTTTCATCTTATTACCTGTTCATGGAATCTGCTGAATTAAATTTAGATACAGTTACAGATATAGATCAAATACTTTTAGAAACCGTAGGTACAACAGATAGTTTTATTTTACTTAATCAAACAACAAAAAATGGTTTAGACGCAGGTAACAAACTTGTTGATGAACAAAATACTTTTGGTGGTTCATTTCAAAAAGGTGAAGTCATTACAGGATCAACATCTGGTGCCACTTCAACTGTTTTAGCAGAAGATACTATATCCAATTCAAGATTATTTGTTTCAACAAACAATGGTTGGATTACAGGAGAAACGGTTACTGGTTCCACTTCAGGTGCAACTGCTAAAGTTTCTAAATATCGTGCCAATCCAGTAGAGAACATTCAACAACTTTTAAACTATTCTGATCCTGACCATACGATAAGTGATTTCTTATCT